TAACAAGCAGTTCCCGTGTAGTGTTTCCCGACAATGTACTGATAGTACGATTTAGGGTCTGTATTCTTCCATGTGACAATCACAGGTCTTATGTCTTCTGGCAACTGTTCACTGCAAGGAATCCACCGCTGTGCGGATGGCAACTGAAGAATCAGATTATAAGCATCCGTAAGTCCGTTTGTATAGGATTCCGTTGACTCATCACAAATCGCATACTGAACAAATTTTGCAAGCGCATCAATCGCCGCCTGCCTGTATATCACATCACTCATCGTCTTCATCCTCCTCATTGGCGAATTCCCACCCATCGTCACAACCACCACAACACGGATGCTCATCGCATAGCGTAATTTCGTCTTTCGTACAGATTGTTTCGATGTTGTAAATACACTCTTCCAGTAAACAGTTTACTTTCGCCATGGTCTTCCATCTTCTCCTCTTGAGCAAAAATCATCGTCTTTAATCCAATAGTCTACATTGTCGCAATGGTCATCACGCCTAAACACGCAATCCTTGCATAGCACAACTTCAATGGTCGGAGCATTATCTATATCTGCGACGCTGACCACATTCTCGAAAAACTCTTTATATGAGTGTTTCTTTTTCTTCTTCAGTTCGTTCGCATCAATCATCAGTCTCATCGGTTCTCCTTTCTGCCCAACAGCAGAATGAGTCTTCACAAACCGCCGAACTCATTTCTATACATACCCCGATGGGGTTGTAGTATTTGCAATCCTTGCACCGAACGACCTCCGGTTCTGCTGATGGCAATTGATGCAGATATTTCCACACTGTCATATAGTCCGGATACATTTTGTAACCAGTTCTGTCAGGATCGCCTTTCGGCAGATGCGCCTCTATTTCCTCACATTGGTCAAAAATCCGATCAAGCGCATCAATCGCCGCCTGTCTGTCGATTAAGTCCGCCATCTTCCTCGCTCCTTTCCATCTTCGCACCGCAGTACCAGCAATATCTGACATTGATCCACGGTCTGAACTCCTGTATTCTTCCGCACCGAGAACAGCGGTATGTGTTGCACTTTCCGGGCGTTTCAACTTCGAGCTTCCAGACGGCGTGCTTTTCGTAAGGGTCTCCGCCGTCACCAAAAGCCAGCCATCCGGGTTGTACTCCGAGGGCTTGTGCCACTTTGCCGATTGCCGTTACTCTCGGTTCGGCAAGCTGATCGTGCTCCGCCTTGTAGATGTAAGGCACAGAGACTTTAGCTTTTCTCGCCAGCTCCTGCATCGACATTCCTTTGCACTTTCTCGCCGCCATCAGTCTCTTTCCGTACGTGTCCATCTTTCGCCATCCTTTCCATGAAGTCTTTTCTGGACAGCCGTTCCCAACGCTTTTCGTCAGGAACGGCCTTTTTCTTCTTTTCTGCTTGCTCAATCCTTCTGTAGTGATCGTCAAGCCAAGTCGGTTTCGACATCGGGAACGGCATTGTCTTTCCTCCCGTTATAGTAGCTGTTTCGATATTCCTGTTTTTTCTTCTCATAGTCTTTCCTGTACTCAGTCAGGATGTAGACCTTAGTCCTCGCCCGAGTGTTGTATATCTTTTCCAGCACCTCAACCGCCTGTGTTACACTCACAACCGGGACAATATCGAGATTGTGCTTTTTGACCATTTCAAGCATTTTCTTGTTATCCACAGCCGGGCAATCATAGCAGAACGCAAGTGCCACAAAGTAATTGCTCCGATACCCGGCTTTATTCCCTATTGCCCCATCAAACAGGTTGATGTATTCGAGGGCTTTCTGCCCGTTTGAATACTGTTCAGCAGTGCAGGTGAATTTCCCTGCCTTGATAAATTCATTGATCTGCGAAGCTCCCCTCAATGCATAGGCTATCGGCTTCAGCGTCAAAGTCTTCCCGTACCTGTCGTAAAGGATTTTCAGGTACTTATACGATGTGTTGCCGAGTTCCGCATAGCAGTTGATGTAGTCCTCCATCTTCCAGTTTGTCTGTTTGATGTTCAGCTGGATGCACTCGTCAACCCCTGCCCCCATTGCAACGACGTAGTGAACCGGGAGACCCAGTTTTTCGAGTGCGACCCGCCGGGCTTGCCCGTCGATGATCTCCATCTTTTCATTGACAATGATCGGAGACATAACATACCCGACAGCCTGAATACTCTCGATCACGGCATTGACCCGTGACTGCTCAATGCTCCGATTCCCAAGCAGGTGCTTGAACTTCCAGTAGTCCTTTGTCTCGTAAACGTACCCAACTTTCGTGCTCATGTGTGATTTTCCCCCTTTTTTACTTTATTCCGAACGGCAGTTCGTCGTCGTCCTCGTCCTCGTCTGCGGAAACCGCATTTTTCATGTAGTCCTCGTAGCTCATTCCACCAGTATGCTCGACAAAGTAAGAACCCTTTCTCTGCTCCTGCTTCACTGGCTTCGCCTGCGGCTGTTCCTTGTCTTTCCTCGCCCACGCCCGTATAGTTGCAAGATAGTTCTTGTAAGTTTTTCCCGTCTGGGCTATATACTCGCTCAGCCGTTCGATTCTATCCTGCCAGTCGTTCGGAAACTCGGCTTTCAGCTTTCCAAGATCATCGTCAGAAAGAAGAACGTTCTTGTACTCACCATATTTGTGCCGGGTGGGCTTGCTCTCTCTCTCTCTTTCTTCTGATTCTTCTTCTTTTTCTTTATTCTTTATTCTTTCTTCTTCCGTATTTACGTCACATTTACGTAAACCTTTACGCAAAACATTTACGTCATTATTTACGCTGTCGGGATTCGCAAGGGATTTCTGCTTCGCCCGGTATTCCCGGTGATAATTCCGCTGATATTCCCGGTATTTGTCCCGACTTTCAAGTGACTGATACCTTTCCCAAGAGGACAGTTTTAAGATGTTGTCAATGACCTCGATCATGCCGAACTGCTCGAAAACTTTCAGACCAAGCTTGACGGTCTGGAGCGGCATATCGAACTCGGTCGCAAGGGTCTCCACGGTGTACGGAATGTCTTGCGTGATATACACCTGCCCGTAGTTGTTGATCTGTCCGGCAAGGCACATCAACTGAAACCACATCAGGCAGATGTCCGTCCCCTCCGGGAGTTTCCTGATCTGCTTGATTTTGCGATTGTCGAAGATATCGACCTGCAACTTGATCCACTTAACGTCAGACATTCTGCTCACCTTCTAAGCTGTACCGGGAAACATAAACCTCTCGACCGCCACGCTTCGGCACTTTCGCAACATCTGTCTTGATGGCGTAACCTTCTTTTCGCAGGTCATATATACGACCCGACAGCCGGGTGCATCCGTACTCCTGAATCGCTTCCAGAGTCGTAATGCTCCCATGCCGCTTTAAATGCTCGAGAATCAAATCTTTATCTGTCATGGCATAATTCCTCAACTTTCTAATTAGAATCGCTTCTTGACCCCTTTACGTCTCTTAGAAGGGCATATCCTCGTCAATATCTTCCGTAGCAATAGGCTCGAAGGTCTCCTGCTCCTTTGCCGGGGCGGTCTGTACTGGCTGGGCATCCTGCTTGCCATCAGCAAACTCCTGATTGTTGACCATAATTTCGAAGGTCTTGACGGTGTTGCCTTCCTTTCCCTTAAAGGAACCCGTTCTGATCTGCCCCTGAACGGCGACCCTCATTCCCTTGCGGAAATACTTCTCGGCGAACTCTGCCGTCTTTCCGAAGGAAACAATGTTGATAAAGTCGGTCTCGCTGTCCCTGCCGCCCCTCGGCACTGCCAACGAATAGCGGCAGATGATAGTTTCCTTCTCGCCCTGAGGTCTGCGAAGCTCCGGGTCTCTTGTCAGTCTTCCGATGATGATCACGTTATTCATTTTCTGTCCTCCATATACTTGTCAATAATGGCGATTGCCGCCTTTTCTGCGTCGCTCCCGGTGTTCCTAAGATTCTCGTAGAGCGGCTTGTTTTCCTTGTACAGTTTCCCAAGTGTCGAGCCGCCTGCTTTCATTTTGCAAGCGTCCACAAATTCCTGCGGGTACTCAGGCTTTTTCGGTGCTACCTGATGGGACTCGGCATCCGGGTCAACCATTTCCTCTGTCGGGATGCAGAAAATCTGGAAACATGCGTATTTCATTGCGATGCTCATGGCTTTGTTGATGCTCTTGTCGCCGCTGTCCATTCCCTCGCCGATCACCTCGGTCTCAATAGTCGAGCCATCAACTGTACTCATGAACGTGTACCGCACACGGGCGACGGAGTAGATCAATGTTGTCCCCCTTGCGTTCTGCCTTTCCTCTCTCGTCACCTCGATCACGGTGGGAACGATAACCACATGGGCTTTTGTCAGCAGAGGGTGCAGAACGTTCATCACGTCGTCGATGCCCCTGAAGCTGAATCCCTGCATCGTGTTTCTGCTGTTCTTGCCGATTGCTCCGATCTCCTGCATAATCATCTGAACGCCGTTCAGAATTTCCATGCTGTCTCTGATAGGTTCCATGTTTTACCCCTTTTCACTTAATCTGAAGATTCTGACCTCTCTCCCCATAGTGGAAGAAGTCGCTTGTGTTGCCGTTGTCAAGATATCGCCTTATAACATCGTCGTCCGGGCTGTAGGTCACCTTTTCCCGTCTGAACTCTTTCGGAAGGTCTGCCGGGTTCACGGTGTAGATCAGCGGTTGTTTTCCGCCGTTATTGCGGACACTGAACGAGAACAGCTCCGTCTTGAACTTAGTCTTCCCGGTCTTAATCATGGCTGTTTTCAGCCGTTCCTTCATTCTGTCCATGTTACTGCGGATTGCTTTCGCTCTTTCCGCAAGGCGTTTCGCCTGCTTCTCCGCCGCTTCCGCATCTGCGTCAAGCTGAGCAAGTACCCTTGCATAGCCATCAGCCTTGTCCTCAATCTCCCCGGTGATGCTGTCCATCGTGTCCGCTATCGCCTGCGGGTCAATCTCCGGGTCGTCTGCCATTTCCAGCAGGGTTCTGTACTCTGCCGTCAGATCATATAGTGTGTTCATTCCTTCACCGCCTTGATTGTAATGTGATTGACGAGGTACAGCGGAACAACCGCATCCCCGATCTTGATAAACTTCATAGGGTACCCGGTTTTATCTTCGCAGATGATCACGTTTTTCAGGTGGTCTTCGATATTCCCGACAGCCTTTCCAGTCACTGTAACATTGTGCATCTTCTTCAGATCGTCGTCCCACACACGGGAGTCTGTTACGATTTCAAATTCAAACATTGCAATTGCCTTTCTGCCGTGATATAATCGGCTTGTGTGATTTTCTAAGCGTCTCGCCTGAGCCCCTTGCTCGGCGGGGCGTTTTCTGTTACTGGGATTTTTCTATCAGAACGATCTCGCCGGGAGTTCGGGCATAACCGCAACGTAAACCCGACGTCTTTCGATCTTTTCATGATTTCTGTACCTCGGATAGAGGTTCATGATCTTCTGCTGTGCCTTGCGGGCTTCCGCTTCCCAGTAAGCTTCCTGCTCGCTCCGTCCGTTGATATAATGGTCGAGGGCAATCTCTTTGCACCATTCAACCTGCTTTCTTAACCTCTCCCGTTCCTTTTTCTGACTCCTCGTCATGGCTCATACCTCTTTCTGCTGTTGTTTTTAGTACCGCCCGGACAAGCACCGGGTCAGGTGTGTTACTTGCGGAGACGTTTACGCTCATCCATCTGTGCCAGCCTTTTTGTGATCGCCGCATCTGATACGCCCATCACATGGGCGAGTTTGTGTGACCAGATGATATAGCTCTTGTACCGTGCCCCCGGCTTCTGGACAATCTCGCCGATGTCCCATTCCCCCGATTCCATGAAACTCACGAGTTGCTTTCGGGACAGACCCGTGATCTCGCAAGCTTCTGGAATTGTCAATACAGCCATCCAGCCTTCCTCCTTTCCTCAAAAGTAAAAGCGTCGAAGGGGACTCGAACCCCCGTCTGCGGCAGTAGGATTGAAATCGGATTATAGTAGTGTTCGCAGAAATACTCCTATAGATAAGCATGATATCCTCATTCAGTCCTGCTCCTGTACGCCGCCGATCTTCCTATAGCCTTATGGCTTGATCTACCGACGCTCGATCTTTCTGCACTCCGTATGCATCCTGATCGTTGACCGATGTTGCATCTAATAACGCCCTGAATATCACATTCCCAGTACGATTATTAGATTTGCCCTTTACGGGCAAGCCGCCTGAGTGAATCGGACACTCGTAAACCGCTTACAGGGCGGTGGCTCTGCCTTTGAGCTAAGGCGGCCGGGCGGCTCAGGCGATTGCTTCCACCTGAGACCGCTTAAAGAAGGACGAGTTTTTCATGAACATTTTCTGCTCATCTTCGCCCGTCTCTTTGTTCGTTCTCGTTGTATGCTTCCAGATGGTGAACTGGGCGATTGCTTTCTGCCCCTTCTGTACCTGATAGCCGAGTTCCTTCCACGCCTGATAGGTGTGAATTTCTTCCGGCTCAGGGATTTCTGTCTGATTCCCATCGCTATCTACAACCTGCAGGACTCTCCCGGTTGTACCGATGATTCCCTGCTCCATAAGTGCGAATCTTGCTTCGCTGATAATCTGTGCGTTTGTCATGTGTGATTTTCCTCGCTTAGTAGTTCTCGTTCGGGTCTTCCTTTCTCGGCTCCAGATCGCTGTACGCTTCCGCAAGCTCCTGCCGGGTAAGGACGACCTCTTGTTCCTGTTCTGTCATGTGTGATCTTCCTTTCTATTCACTTGTCAAAGTCCGGGGTGACGACCGGGAGATTGAAAACCGTCTGTTCAATCTTCAGCGGTCAACTATATTCTACTAAATTTTTCTAAAATAATCAACACCTATTTTCTATATTTTTCACTTTTTTCTAAAAATATTTACTTTTCTACCGCTCCGGGTTATAATATCCTCCGTATATACTTTTTTCAGAAAGGAGACCGATCATGCCCGAAACAATGGGAGAACGAATCCAGCAGGCGATCTCGTACCGGGGTCTGAAGCAGGGCGAAGCCGCCCGGCTGATAGGAATCTCTGCTCAGTATCTGTCGGACATCATATACGGCAGAAAAAACGCTTCCAAGCGTCTGAAGTATTCCACCGCACAAGCCTTGAAGATCAGCCCGGAATGGCTCATCGATGGCGTTGGAAGCATGGAACAGACCACCGCAGGGGACGTGGCAGACCTTGCTTTGCTTGCGTCCGAGATCATCAATGCACCACCCACGTCCAAAAGAAAAGCCCTTGCCATCGCAGTTGCCCGGCTGTCAGATCAGGAAGTCCAAGCCATTGACCGCTTTATATCCGAGTACAATACCCAACTAAAAAAGACGGAGCCGCAAGCCCCGTCCCCGTCACTCGTTCAGCTTGAGCAGGAGCAGGATGAACCGCAGTAGCTTTTCATCCTCACACCGCCGCACGAGTTCAGCGATCTGATCTTTGATATTCAATGCCCTTCCCTCCTTTCTCATGGGATGGGACAATTATATGGAGAATCACACAATGCTACAAAAAGACGGCATCTATGCAATGTACCTACGCAAGAGCCGGGCAGATGTAGAAGCAGAAGCACGGGGACAATTTGAGACCCTTGCTCACCACCTTCAGATTCTGACAGACCTTGCGGACAAGTACGAAATTCACGTTCAGAAGATTTACAAGGAAATCGTGTCCGGGGACTCCATCGAAGGTCGCCCGGAAGTTAAGAAACTCCTGCAGGAAGTTTCCGCAGGTGTATATGACGGGGTTCTCGTCACCGAAGTGTCACGGCTTGCCCGTGGCAGAACGAAAGATCAGGGAATCGTCGCCGAAGCCTTTCGCTCTACAGGGACGCTGATCATCACCCCGTCGAAGATTTATGACCCGTCTGATGATGCAGATGAAACCTTCTTTGACTTCGAGCTTTTCATGGCACGGCAGGAGTACAAGTACATCAAAAAAAGAATGCAGAGAGGACGGGAACTGTCGTTCCAGAACGGCAACTGGATATTCCCTCATGTTCCCATCGGCTACCGAAAGGAAGGGCTCAGGCTTGTGCCGGGCGAATATTCCGACATTATCCGCTCTGTTATGTTTGCCTACCGGGACGGGAAAAGAACGTTCACCGAGACCGTTGTTTTCCTGCGTGCCGCCATTCCCTCCCGGAAGTGGGCGACGAATACCATCAGAAGGATGCTCACGAATCCGATTTACGCCGGGTATCTTTCCCGGTCGACCAAAATCCCCAACGCCAAGAACCTCGACACCTCCGGGTATATTCCTGCCAACTGCGAACCGCTGATCACGCTCCAAGATCACGTTGATATTATTGCCCGGATTGCTCCATCGCCACGGCTAAAGAACGGGACAGAGTTGAAAAACGCCTTTGCCGGGCTTGTAGTTTGCCAGAAGTGCGGGTATAAAATGATCTATAACAACGACCACGGTTACCCGGTGCTCATGCATCAATCCTCGATGGACGTGCCACGTTGCCGATGCTCCCCTATCTCGTACCCGGTGGCATACAAGGCTCTGACGGAAAAGATCATCGAAGACTTGCCGTACATGGAGCAGGATGCTGATCAGAAGCCCGACCCGGAAGCAATAGCCGCCCTTCGTGCCCAACTCAGGCGAGCCGAAACCATCAAAGCCGACCTGTTCGAGAAGCTCGAGAACGGGCTATATACGGCTTCTGAATTCCGGGAACGTAAAATCCTACGGGAGCAGGAGATACAGGGCTTAAAACGGGCGTTAGAGGGCTTAGAAGAGCAAAATAAAAAGGTCGAGACCACTAAAGTCTCGACCGATGATATAAAAGCCATCTTGCGGAACGGGTCACCGCAGGAAGTGAACAGCATCCTCAAAATTCTGATTGATCGAATAGAATACAGCAAACCGAGCAGGAAAGACGACCCGTCGTTCACGATAATATATGCCCGTTCTTGAATACCTATCTTTGAATCCTTTATTTATAAAGGGTTCGATCATAACTATTCGTCTATCATAGCCCGGCGGCAGGTATCGATAAACCACTGCCGCTTGTTGTCCAGTCCTTCCCAAAAGGCTATGACATCCGCTTCGTACTCCCGGTGTAAAAGCACCTGCACCGACTTCATGGTTTTTTTCGCCCACTTCTTTTGAGCGGCATATCCGCTCGCCTTGATCTGGGCGATTTTCTTTGCGTTGGTTTCTGCTGACATTTTCTGCACCTCCTTCCGTGATATTATCATTCTTCCCCGAGGTAGTCAAGTTCGTAGTCCTTGACCTCGGTCTCGGTCAATTTCCTGTCATACACGATTATGTCCCAGTACTTCCCGGTCTCATCGTCCATTCTGTCCTTCACCCCGGACGGCTGGCAACCGGGGCTGAAACCCCGGAGCCGCATTCCGTACTTGTATCGCTTCATCAATACCACCCCTTTTCGTCCGCATCACGCAGAAATTGTGTCGCCGCTTCCGTGTAGTAAGCTACAACCTTGTCGTCATATCCTGCTTCGTGCAGGTAGTGGATATAGTTCTTCCAGTCCTCGTATTCCAGTTCCTTCTCAGAAAAGCAACTGCAAACGTCCCAGTCTCCTTGCCAGTTGTTGATGTGATACTCGTGGTTCGCCATTTCGTAGTAAAAAGCCGATACAGCGAACTCTTTGTCTTTCATCAATTCCCGAAGGGGATCAGGCTTGCTGAAATAGTCCCGGATGATTTGTGCATCGCTTCTCAGGTAGAAGCCGCCACCGCCGAAGCTGTAAATCTTGTCCGTGTCCGTCTCCTTCAGCTCCCGTTCTTCCATCGCCTTCTTGAACTGTTGCCTTCCGAACGCCCAAAAGATGGGAAGTGCGTCGAACTCTGCCTGCCTTGCGTCTCGATACTCTTTGTAAGTCATGTGTGATTTTCCTTTCTCCCCGTATATGCCCGGTAGGTCAGGCTTTTTGTATCTTACCAGTACAAGTCCTCTTCCTCGTCTTCCTCAGGACAGTCGGAAAACTCGAAGTAGCCTTTGCAGTTGTAAATGGAGCCGACTTTCGGCTGTAAAGCAAACCGCTCAAGTTCCTTTTCGTCGAGCAGGGCGTTCGCAAGGTTCATCAGAAGTTCCTCATAATCGTCGTCGTTGAAGCAGTCGCAGATTCCGTCAAGAATCGGCTCGGCTTCCGTGTACCGGGCAAGCCAGTTGGCGTAGGAACTCAGGTCATTTGCCCATCCAGTCATGGGGCTGTGAACGTTGTCGAACACGTCTCCATCGTTGTACCACTTGTAGACCAGCTTGCTGACCGCCGTAACGATCTGGCTCGCCATATTCTCGCCCTCTCCCCTGCTCGGCAGGTAAATGTCAGTAATCTTTTCGAACTTGTCGAAGAAATCCCAGTTTACGCTCATTGTTGTATCTCCTTATGTGTGATTCTCTATCCGGGGTTGTGACCGTGACTTTCGTCCCCGCATTACCCGCCGTTTGGCGGTCACTCTGCGATTCAGGCGATCTTGATTGCCTTGATGTCTTCCATCTTATAGGATGTCGTCCATCCGCTCTTTTCAACCACGGTCACGAAGGTGAACCCGTTGTTGTTGACGTACTTGATCTCTGCGAAGGGCTGGGTGACTTTCTCGCCGTTCGCAAGCTCGATTGTGACTTCCTTGCGATCGTTTCTCTCCTCTTGGAGTTGCATCGTCAGGTCGTGGATGGTGTTATTCAAGCAGTATTCATTCTCCTGCAGACGCTTGATCTCGTCGGCTTTCGCTTCATCTTCCTTGCGGAGCATTTCGATCTTGCGGTTCAGTTTTTCGATCTGCTTTTCTGCTCTGTCGAAACGATCTTTGTAGCTATCCCAAAAGTCATTGTCGATGTTTTCGGCGGCGATCAGATCGCAACCTTCAAACGCCTTTGCAATGTAGCTATCTGCTCCAAGCTCGCTGACAATCTGTCCGATCTTTGCTAATGCTTTTCTTTCCTGCTCTTTGGTTGTCATTTGTGTGATCTCCTTATGTATTTGATTTTTTTGTCTTACTTAACGGTCAACCCTATAATACCATATTATATATAATATGTCAATCACTTTTTCTAAAATTTCTAAAAAAGTTTGAAACTTTTTTCTATCCGTGATATAATGACTATGGTTTTTTCATCTCCTTTCTTGTATTGTGTGATACCTTTCTTTTGTGTGTGTAGACCTTTGGAACAACCTCTCTCTACAAAAAGTCCCCGGATTTTTCCGGGGTCTTTTTGTTTATAATCGGTCAATTACACTTTCGTATAGTCTTGGATTAAGTACGCTTAAAGCGTTCATCAGATCGTCAATCACCGCCATTGCGCCCTCGTATACTATATACGGGACTTGAATTCTGCTTTCCTTTTCGTCCATGTCACTCATTGATAAGAGCATCCCATGTGATATTGCCCACTTCCCCATCTGCGGTCAGGCCATGTTCCTTTTGGAAGGCTTTGACGGCATATTCCGTACCCTCGCCGAAGATTCCATCACAGCCACCGCAGTACCGCAAGTCGTAGCCGTGATATTCGAGCATTCCCTGCACGGATGCGACATCCGCACCCTTATCACCGATACCCATGATTCTGATCACTTCTTCATTCCCTCCCGATGGTGTAGGTTTTGGCTCAGGCTCAGAGCCATGATACTTGTCGTAGAACTTCTGCCCCCGTGCCCGTCTGCGTTCGAGATTCTCGACGCTCTGATCAGCCGGACGCTCGTACCACAGAAGCACGGCATCCGAAGCCTGAGAGACAGAGGTCGCTTTTTTGAGGATGGAGAAGACGGAAGGATATTCCGCTTCGATTTCGGCAGACAGATAGTCAAGCTGACAGTCGAGGTTTCCGATTGATGCTTCCATTAAACGGGCATGGCGCAGGAGTTTTTCTTTGCGAGTGTGATACGTCCATTGAGCAAGTCCGTAGCCGTTCCCATCGTCGGAAAAGTCCTTGTATGTCCCATCGTCCACCGCTTCGGTGTAGTCCTCGGAAGACCACCCGGAACCATACTGGACGATAGCCGCCACAAGCCCGGACTCGGCTTCAAGGTTTCCCATCAGCCCTGCCGCCCCGTACTCATTCCCAAGCCAGTTGGACAGATACGCCCATATCCTGTCAGGCTCTGCGTGGTAGTCGGCAGGAGCAATGGACGGGGCAGGAACATCAGACACAACAGACCACTTCGGTCTGCCGAACTTGTAAATCCACTTGTCGGACAAAGAATAGGTATTCTTGCGTACTGCGTTCGATGAATTTCCCTCTATCGTTGTCACCTTGCCATGTCGGACATCGACCACGATGCCAGTATGATCATCACCTTCAGCCCCGAAGAAAATCTGATCTCCCTTTTCGGGTGTGCCGTACAGAGCATCAGCTTGCTCGTAGTACCGAGCCGCATATAGGCATCCTGCTCCGAGGGAGTAGTCAGGCTGATAGACCATCTTCTTCGCATTATCATACCCGAAGCAATGATAGTACGCATAGTCGGCAAAGACAGCGCACCAGTCGTAGCCCGATTTTTTGCCGTTGAACCAGTGCGTCTGATCTAATTCCTCGGCATATTTGTTCCGCTTATCCGGGGACGCTTCGTAGCCCAACTGAGATTCAAGCCAGTCAATCAGCTTCTGAACCGCTTCACTTTTCGTCATGATTATCATCGTCCTTCAGGCTGTCCATGAGGTACTCAGTACCCACGGAAGACAGGAAAGATTGATCGGTCAAGCCTTCACCGATGATGTAGGCGATAACCGCCGCCCCCTGCATGATCAGACCGCTGATGGCTTCAGCCTGAGATTTGTCCTTGCCGAACGCCACAAGCAAACCGCTGACGAACAATGCGACAGCCATCCAGAATTTTCTGGAGGTAAGTTTCCGTTTCCAATCAATTTTCATGATATTCTCCTTTCTTTATGAATCAAGACTGATCGTGATCGTACCATTTGAATACGTCATGTTCAAGCCAGTTCCTACTGCAATTTTTGACGTGGCTTCTCGGACAGTAACAGACCAACCGTTGGTCTTATTCAGCTTGTAGACATAAACCTGATCGCCCTGCTGTGTTGCCGAATGGCTTGATACAGAGCGATAATACTGAAACTCGACTTCCGTTATGCTTGATGCCGAAGCGTTGTTGACGTAAGCCATAAACGCCAGACGGGTCTGAGAACCAGAACCGGGGTTGCTACCAGATGATGCTCGACAGTAAACCACTTTCTGAGCCGTGTAGGCTTCAAGAAAGTCAGCCCATGTACTATGACCATAGGACAGGATTTCCATGCCAGTAATGAATCCAGAATCATTTGTCAGGTCACTCGTTTTTGTCGGAATTTCCTCCGCCATCTTTGCGGTAAATTCCTGCTCCGTTCCAGTATAGCCACCATCAACAGCATATTGATACGCCGACTTTCCGTCAGCACCATTTGTTCCGTTCGTACCATTCTGTCCGTCTTCACCATCGGAGACAGTCTGCGTAGTAGTGCCGTTCTTATCTGTGATAGATATAGTCGCAGTCTTGCCGGACTTTGTTACCGCCGCAATCGGAGAAAAACCATCTGCTCCGTCTTGCCCGTTGCTCCCATTCTGTCCGTCATGTCCGTCTTGACCATCATAAATCACGGTGCTGTGCGTACCAGAAGCATCAGTAATTGATATTGTATGCTGTCTCGTACCTTCTGTGATTGATACAGCCGGGGAAATTCCGTCACTTCCGTTCGTGCCGTCCTTCCCATCTTTTCCGTCTTTTCCATCAGAACCGCTTGTACCGTCATAGATTTCAGCCGTGGTTGTTCCACTTCCGTCCGTGACTGTCAGGGTTGCGATGTTTCCAACTTTTAAAACAGATGCAGACGGGGAAACTCCATCAACTCCGTCTTTTCCGTCCTTGCCCGCCGCTCCATCAGCACCCCTTTCACCCTGTGCTCCTCGGATGCTTTCGGTTGTGTAGGAAGTTCCATCAGTCAGCGTGATCGTCAGCGTGTAATCAGGATTCAGAACGCAAGAAGCGATACCAACGCCAGTATCGCCTTTCTCGCCTTTGTACCCGATTCGTAAATCAATCGACACAGGAAGATTCTCTGCGTTTTCTTCAACCTGAACGGGCACACTTTCGTTCGTTGCCGTTACGTTCATCGGTACTGTTATCGGTGTCATTCTACCACCCTTTCCAGAAGGTTTCTGTCAACCGGGATTTCCTGAATGTCGCTTTGATACCGCACACCGCCATTCCCTGTCCAGTTCGCTTGCACATCAACCGACTTTCCGAACCGCCCTGTCTCTGCCTGTGTCAGCAAGACGGAAATTTGCTTCGGTGCAACTTGCAGTTCTTCTCCTGTCTTTGTCAGGCGGGTCGAACCAGATGCAAAAGTCACATACACATTCGCCGCCGTTGTTAGATCAAGTCCCTCTTCCTCAAAGGTCAGGACTATCGTTGGCGTTGTATATCTTCCGAACGACATCATTCCTCACCGCCTTCCGCTTCTGGAAACTCACTTTGTCCGTGGGCAAAAGATTCTACTTTGATCGTTCGCCCCTGTCTATCCAACATTGCACAACAATGCTCGAATACCTCAGACACAGCCGCCGCCGCAAGAACGGTATGATACTTTGCTTCTGCCTGATTGCGATCTTCAAAGGCAACAGGCGGGACGATGCCTGTAGTCCCGTCTTTGTAGTGCTGAATTTCCAGTACAATGAAGTTTGTCATTTCTGCCCCCTTTACAGTAGCTTTTTGTCCTTCAGACTATCGACTTTCTGATGGATGTAACTGTTGCCGCCGTTCTTCGTGTAATGTTCGTACTGTTCCCAAAATCTCTGTCTTTCGATCTCGTCAACCAAATTTCCCCGCTCAACGTCTGCCAAAAAACGGACGAGATAATTCTTGCAAGCTTCCATGTCAGTTTTGTCGATTTTCTCATCCAAGCTATCTATCTTCTCTTTGATAGGCTCAAGTTCGGTTACGATTATCTTGGTCAGGTACTTTTTGAGATTGATGAACATTTTCCAGAAGAACGCCACGAATCCGGCGATAGTTACGATTACACCGCAGACCGACATGATCTGCCCGATTGTGATTGACTCCATTTCTTCATCCTTTCAGCCATGTAGGCATTTCTGGCTCAATCAGCGTTTCTGTTGCATCAAGCCATTTTTGATACCAGTCTTGCAGTTCTTCTTTCTGCTTATCAGAAAGTGTTCTGTACCACGCTTCGCCACGGTTTATCACGGGGAAACAGATTTCTTCACGATGCCGTCTTATTTCTACCACACGTTGATCATTTTCCAGATCACTCTTGTACTCAGGGTCGAAGATGAACCTCCCACCTTCATACTTGTAGAAGAATGCGTTTTCTTCGAAGTCATCAGGAAGGATGTTGTCTGGGACGCCAAAGAGAAGCTCATTAGTGGTATCATCAGCAGACCACTGGACAACTCTGTGTTTTTTATCAATTTCTATCCTCATCAGTAGTGAATCCTCAATCGCATATTTGACCATCTATATCGACACGTTTGCGTCGAACCTGAATCTTGTCTGGTGCTTAACACTATTTTATAGCCACTTCGAAGATCAAAGCCAAGTAACGAAAGTGCTTGACCTCCACCATTCAGCATACTCCCCCTGCATATTCTGCTTAACACAGTCGATCCGTTCTGATCGTATATATCTATATAAAGTATCGAAATAGAGGAAGAACTTGAGCCCCAGTCGAAGTCACACACGGTCAAATATGTTCCTCTTGCCCCCAAAGTAGCGGTATAAAGTGCTGTTTTTGTCCCGGTTGAAACTGACTTTGAACTCGTTGAGTATGTCATGTTATCAAGCGAATTATAAGAATGCCAAAAGCTCGCACCATTGCTATTTGAGATATCCCCGTTTTTGGAAAAGTATATTGCTGAGTGGGAGTTTGTTCCTGCCGAATAGTTTGCGTCTAACACATAGCTAAAGCAAAGGTCATCGTCTGAGCCCAACGAGCCAATATCCCATGACCCGTTTTTTGTTTTTTGCGAGACAAACGGATAGAAATTCCCGACTCCTGCCTCGACTGCTTTCTTCAAGCCAGCAAAATCTCTTCCCGAAATCCATGCTCCTCCGCCGACATTATCGACAGAGCCGCCCCATGCCCCCCACGTTGTCAGGGATGTCGCATTTCTGACATATACAGATTTATCGCCAAGATATGCATACTGAACAGGTGCACCACCCGACATATCAGACCACGGAACGATTGTCAATAGAGTGCAGTACGTTCCCGTTCCAGTTATTCCGATGTTATACCTTTCTTTAAATTCAGCGACAACCGCATGACCATACATTGACATATACCACTCAGGTGTCCTGTTGGTGTCTCGGACGTCTTCAACCCATATATAGTTTGTTCTGTTGATCTGTTGCCATCCTGACGTTAGCCCATCATTTGACCCATTTCTCGGAACATATACATATCCGTTGAGAGCAGTCTTGTCCGCACCGCTATACAAAAGCGTGTTTGGATTGCTAAAAAGCGAACGCACATTTTCGCTTGCAGTACTGAAAAATGAAACGACCTTATCCTTGTACAGGTCGATCAACGCTTTTCCAGTAGAAAGAGCAATCAATCTTGTTGCCTTTTTCCCTACTGCGTCTGTGAGCGAAACATGAACGTCGTAGGCAGAATCTACATCAGCGGCGAAAAGACTGGTCGTTTTGCTTATTGTTCCAGTTTGGTTGCTCCAACTATTCAGGCTTGTATAGTTGGAATCAGTTTTCTTTTTATACTTTACTTCGAGCGTCCATGTATTTCCTGTTACTGCTGAATATGTTCCCCAAACACTTGCCCTACCATAAGAACCAAAGGAGTCGGATTCTCCACCTGACGTATACCTGCCAACCGACATTCCTACAGTCGGAACTTTGTAGTCCGTAACTGTAATTGATGTCGTTTTTGTCGTGACCCTTCCACGCTTATCCGTTACCTTGACAGTGTAGGTATTCGACCCGACCACACTCAGCAGATCAGAAGTCACGCTGTAGGACGTTGCCGTGCTACTCGCTGTCTTATTGACGTTATTGCCCGTGAAGGAATACGAAGCAATCTGTGACCCCGTAGACGGACTGACGGATGATGCGATCAGTTTTACCTTAGAAACGCCCTTCAGGTACTGACTATTGAACGCTGAAACTGCTTCAGCACTCAACGTGAAAGCAGGAACCCAAGATGATGGAACGACAAGCAATACTGTCTTGTCAACGTAACCGAGAGAGGTGCTTCCGTTTTTTGTTGTCACCCTCACGGTCATATTGATCGATGAAGATGATGGAACGGAAGACGACCACGAAGCAGGTACAGGACACGTTGCTGATGTTCCTTGGTTATCTAAGTGGCTGTCATAAGATGAATTGATAAACCATCTGACATCATGTGTAAATGAAGACTTTTTGCGTGTTATAGTCACAGGAAGGTTCCAGCCGAACTCGAGACTACTGACACACGACACGGACGAGACACCACTTTCTGCCGTGGCGGTTGTGCTTGCACTTCCCGTTCTCCCTCGCCTGTCGGTAACCGTGACAGTATATGTATAAGTTCCGGCAGAAGACGGGGAATGCGTTTTACTTGCCCCCGTACCAGAAACAGCACCACCTGACCAAGAGTACGAGGAAATTGATGTTCCAGTCGAAGCCGAGCCGGATGCACTCAGATTGACAGTTGTAACGGACACAATCACCTGAGAGGAATCACCGCCGTTGGTCAGCGTTTTCGAGATACTGACAGAAGGTTTCCAAGAGTCAGGAATCGTTGCTGTACAGGAAGTCGTTTTCGTTCCAATCTTCGTTGAACCGTTATACGTTACACAGGATATACTCAGCGTGTTACTTGTAGCTGTCGGAATCGTGTCAGCCCAAGAAGCAGGAATCGTCCAAGACAAAGAAGCACCGACACCAGTTTTTGTCTCGGAATGAGAACCCATGGTCATGGTCAGCGTATGGGTGAAGGAAGACGATGCCCTGTTGGTGTTGATCGTAATAGCAGAGCCGAAAGTTCCGTTCGTCGTTGACGGCTGGGACGCTCTTGCAATCGTGGTTAGTGTCGCAGTACCTGAGCCGGACGAAGCAGACAGACCAGTTGTTCCGGCAACATAGCCATTATTCAGAACGATAGAAACGGATTTAGCACCATTGGCATCGTGGGTGATCGTGAAAGTATGATCAATTACGGTGTACTCATGAGTGCCTGAAGCGAATTGTACGTAATGGTTATTCTCATAAGCAACACCATTTACCGTGATTTTAAAATAACCCGAACCATAAGTTGTATAATACGAGTTATTCATCCGATAGATCAGTTTGACGTTCAGATCGGATGTGTTATTCGCTATGCTGACATTCGATTCTGACCATTCAATCCGTCCAGTGATGTCGTTGCTCGAAGTCGTTGAAATTGCAAAACTGCCCATATTTAGTCTCCCACATAAACCACAGTCGTGTTCGTGCCGTTCGAACGGGCAAGCAGTCGGTGGTTTCCGATATATATAGAATCCGTGGCATTGAGTACTCCTGCGGTCACTTCCGTACCCGTGATGATCGTGCTGTTACTTGCCGAATCCGTAACTGTAACAGTACCTTGGCTCAGCGTGATGCTCATGCCGTTCGAGGTGATGATCTGCAAAGAAGCATCATCGTTGATCTGGAAGTGCTGAAGAATATCAGCTACATCGCCCCTGACCCCTGCCGTGGTATTCTCGGTTTCAATATCAGACCCTTGAATCGTACCGCCCTGAGCCGCCAAGTAGAACTGATTGTGCTCCAAATCCCACCAAGTCGAACCATCAGCGGACGAGATAGTTCCGGCACGCAATAGATTTGCATTGAGGATTCCTGCCGTGATAAAAGTGGCATCAAAGTGCCCGTCTATCGTCCAAGCAGAATTGAAAGTTCCATTGTAGCCCGTCTGCGAGAATCCGATACCATTTTTATTGATTCGGATGCAGTTGACCGCCGTTTCCTTGTCAGGCGTGTCCATGACGATGATTTCCTGCGGATGCCCGTCAACATCGAGGTTCATGACCACGTAGCCGCCAAGACCACCTGAGATCAGGTTTGTGGACTCAGTAAGACGGGAGTTGACCCACGTCTTCGGAGACAGAGGGTCAGTCGCTTGCTGAATCGTTTCCTTGATGGTTTTTGCGGCAGACGATCTTACCCGCCCGATCTTCATGGTTGTGAACCGCTCCGCAAGAACATCATACTTTGTGCCAACTATCCGAGCCGTAACATCAATGTCCAGTTCTTCGTAGTAGACCGAGATCGTATCACCAAGAGCAAGCCTGTCAGGGCTTTCGGCATCCCTGTATTCGTCAGTCTGCCATAGGGCTACAAAGTCAACATCAAAGGATTCAGGAACAGAAGGTTGTGCGTGATTCGCAACGTACCTTTCACCCCATGTCAGTAGCTGTTCCTGCGTCGGCTCATCCTCAAAGTCGGACGTGGCATCCAGCGGAATGACCTGCTGTGTCGGGAAGGTTTGTGCATACGCACTCCATATAACTCCATCATAAAACGTGCTATTTCCGTCCTGATCTTTCCAGTAGGGAACTATACCAGTCCATGTGTTTGAAGCGTCGGAAACCTTCTTTGCTGACAGTAAATTCTTCCCGTAGGTGATCTTGTAGCCAGTATCTCTCCCCAGTCTGTTTTCAAATCTGCAATCAAACAGGTGGAAGTCCCACTCGCCGCTGTAAACATCAAGCAGTGAGCCTTGCACTCCACCCATCACAGACCGCATGGGCATCGGAACATCTATGGAATACGGCACGGCTGTTGTCCGTGTCGTAGTGAAGGTGAAGGGATTCTGAGTCATAGAAGCGGCGGCGAAAGCACCAAGAGCCGCAGGAAGATTCCCACCAGAAAAAGGTCTACAAGTCATACGGGCAAGGCGATAGTAGATGTGCCACGCATTGACAGTCACCTTTCCATTCATAGGGCGGCTGATCTTGTAGATTTCATATGGCTCTTTGAAGCCCTTATCGTCGTGTATAGCATAGATGATTCGGAAGGGCTGAATCTCAGAATAGTTCTGTCCCGTGGTCGGGTAGACCATCGTCAGTTCCCTTGTGCCGTCAAGATTTTCCTCAACATAGCAGGAGATCGCATCCGACAGGCTTCCGATGCCCATTGTGGTGAAATGCGTTTCATCTGCCTTGTACAGTATCGGCTTCATAGCGTCCACCACCTCGGCACAACACTGAGCGTCATTCCAGAGGACAGAGTAACCTCGTTCTCGCCCGGCTGAATCAACAGGAAATCGTTCAGGTACACTCTGATCTTGTCATTGTAGTTTTCCGCAGTCTCGGTGCTATAGGCTTTTTCCATATCACAGTCAATAGCCATGTCTGTAACATCTTCAAGCACCTCGATGCTGTACCGACCGATGGTCAGCGTTCCCCGCCCCGTAACCATCAGCAATGGCTTGGACGGGTACAAAGTCGGGTTTGTAATCGTATCTCCATCGGCAACGGAAATTGTGTTTTCCCCGGAGACAAGCCATTTCTGCGGCTTGCAGTCAAAGTTCAGAGAAGCACGCCCAACAGTAAAACCGGGATTCTGCCTTGGCATCATGCCACCAGTATATTGCCCCTGCGTGTACCAGTCAGGATGGGAAGATGTCTGAAGCCGCTGATACCCGGTCAGAGCAAGCAAAGACTCATTTAACGCCGAAAGTCTTTGCTCGGCTTGTTCTCCGGCAAAGACTATCAGTTCCCGTTTTGTGTTCTTGTATCTGTTGTTCCCTCGGTGCAGATCACCAGTCCGTCCGGGGACGGAAATCGAGGTGTAGTCGTATTCCGTCCCCTCCATCACATCGGACAGCAGAAGGACACCATAGTTGTTGGAGTCGATTCCTCCGAAAACAAAGCTGTCGCTCATGCCAGTGCCCTCCCTTCTCTTTCGAGTTCCTGATTGAGTTTGTCAATGGTGTAATCTGCAAATTCCTCCACGTCCATGCCCTCAGATGCATAAACATTCAGAACGATTCCACCATAGGTCTGACCGCCCTTTCCTTGTTCAGGGAACTTCACAATATTGCTCATTCCTGCAAACGGGTCAGTTGTGAGATCAGCAATGTCAGCCATTGCATCCTCTACGGAATCCGTGTTAGCTTCGATACCGATAGCCATACCTTCAGGAATCATCTTACCGACCTGATCTCGGAACACTCTTGACGGCGACGCAATTCCGAGCACGTTCTTGATCTTCGCAAGAGCGGTCTTCGCCGCATTGACAGCCGCATCCCATAGGGTAGAAACCGCTTCACCGATACCGCTTACGATACCATCAATGATATTCGAACCGATTGACAACCAATCAACTTCGGCAAAAGCATTAAAAATGGCTTCTATGATTTGAGGAATAGCCGCTATAATTTCTGGAATGGCTTCGATCAGTCCGGCAATCAGTTGCACTATTATCTCGATTCCCATTTCCACGAAATCGGCCAAGTGCTCAATGATATAATTCAAGATGCTTGTAATCACTTCGAGAACCGCAGAAATGATGGCCGGAAGATTCGAAATAATACCTTCAGCCAAAGCAAAAATCAATTCGATTCCCATTTCTAAGAGTTCCGGCAGGTCGTTGATTATAAATTCAACGATAGCCATAAGTATATCGCCAATACTTTGAATGATCGTGGGCAGGTTGTCGATCATGCCTTGTGCGATGCTCTTAACGATCTCGATTCCTTTTTGAAGGATGGTAGGCAAGTTCTGAATTATATATGTCGTAACTGTAGTGACTAAGGTAATAACTGCAGTCACGAGAGCCGGAAGATTGTCTAAAATACCTTCAACCAGCTTCAAGAGAAGGTCTGTTCCAGCCATGACAATAGATGGCAGGTTTTCTATGATTACAGTCAGGAAATTCGAGATCAACTGGCTCGCAACATCTGTCAATTGTGGTGCAACTGATAGCAATTGCTTGATAAAATTGTTCACGCCATTTGTGATCTGTCCAATTCCAGACGATGCATCCCCGGAAAACAGTTGCGTCAGTCCTCCCATAACATCAGTGATAGAAGGAAGAAAAGTCTCTATAACAGAACGCTTTGTTCCATCAATCGCCGTGTTCATGTCCTGCAACGTATCTTGATACGCCGCCGATGCCGCTACCATTTCATCTGACATCACACCGCCAAGATCATGCACTGCCTGTCTCATGGCTTCGGTGTCTTCAGCGGACGTATTCAGAAGCGGTTGCAGTTCCATATATGACCTGCCAAGCAGATCACTTGCAATGGCGTTCCGCTCTGTTTCGTCACCCACGTTTTGCAGTGCGGTAATAGTCGCAGAAAACAACTCTTCCTGTGACATAGCCGCCACCTGCTCTTGACTGATGCCAAGTGCTTCAAACGCCGCACCGCCATCCTCTACCGCCTTTTGGAGCGTCTTCATGGCAGGTTGCAATGCTGATATTGACGTTCCTGAGTGCTGAAGAATAGCATCCCATTCCTGATACGCCGTAGCTGACAGACCCAGTTTCTGAGACTGCTTGTCAATGGCATCACCCTGTGAAGCAACCTTCCCAGTTGCATCTATAAGAGCCTTGCCACCGGCTATGGTCGCAGTTGTCAGCGCCGTTACTGCTCCCACGGCAACCTTTGCGCCTGATGCAAGTCCAGTCTTTAGCTTTGAGCCAAACCCTGACCCCTTTTCTTCTGCCGATGCGAGGGATTCGTCATACTGGGATGAATCCAACGTCAACGAAGCGACAAGGTCAAAAACGTTCATCCTGTCTCCCCCTTCGGTTTGAAACTCAACCCGGCATTTTTCATGATATCCTGTGCAACCTCTTCCGCTGTCCGTTCATCTTCCTTCCGTGGGGACATAATTTCCGCAAAGCGTCTCGTGAGTGCTTCTGCGGTGTTATCCCGTCCGAAATACTTGATGCAGTTATCAGCGATAGCTTTCAGCGCATCGGTTGTGTATATCTGATATGCCCGGTCTATCTGACGAAGGCGGTACGTCTGAGCAACGTGCTCGATAATGTACCGCCTTCCCATTAGTTCTATGAAATCTGTCCTGATGCTTTCAAGGCAGATAAAGTATTCATCTGCCCCAATCTGCTCAATGAGATAAAAAAACTCAACACACCTTCATCGCCCATCAGTTCCGCAACCTGACCAAGATAGAAGGACATCGGATAGTCATTGACGTTCTGCGGCTCTACAAAGCACGCAAGGGCAAGGACTTCCAGCGTTTCTTCCGGGTGCTTTTCAAGGCAGTTGTCGAGAATCAGGCTCATGTTCTCAAACGCCTTTTTCTTGATCAGTTCGGCTTTCTGTTCCTTGGTATCAGCACCATTGAAGTCGGGCATACGTTTCCTGATTTCGGTGATCTCATTCACTGTCAGCCATTTTTCAACTGCCTTTTTGATACGGTTCGTCTGTTTCAGGAATTCAATGGGCGTGCAGGTAGCGAGATTCTTTTTATCCATAGCGTGTTCCCCCTGTTGTCAGCCTTTACACCGTCCCGGCTTTAAGATAAACCTCGAAGGGAACTGTGTCCTGTGCATTAAGGCTATAATGTCCGTGATACTCAAAGGCAAGCTGGCCTTTTCCATTCTTGGTTGTAGTGATCTGTAAAGAAGTCTGATTCAGAGCGTTCAGCAGGTGAATAGCCATGAATCCGGCTGTTGCACCTGTGTTCTTATCAGAGTAGTCACCAATCCACCACACTTCCTTGAAGTCGGTTGTACTCAGTTCGTTGTTCGGTACTACCTTGTCAACGCCACTCGTGGATGTCTTTGTGGCAGAGCCTACAAGGGACTCAAGACTTGACCCGGTAACAGTCAGGAAAGTTCCGCTCATGACGGGGTCATATCCGTCAATTCGCTTTAACTCCATCATGTTGTTCGGGCAGTTGTCGATATCCTCGCCCCAGTCGCTATAAGTAGGGTTGGCGTTGAATGTGATACCGCCAGTCGTTGCGCCAAGAAGGTTTCCGATAGTACCATCAGCCGGGGTAAACTCATCAACGAGGATACCAGCGTTCAATACAAGGTGCTGAAAAGTATCGTTCGGAATCTGTGTATACTTCATGTCCTTTTACCTCATGATTTTAAAAATTCAATCTCCACAAGGAGATTGATGCGTTTTATTTGCTTGTCCGCATATCCCGTATCAACAGGCTGAGCGAACGGGGTTGTGTTTGATTTGTGAATCCACATCATACCGCCATCAACTGGTAGTGTTACACCTTCGCCGATAGCCGTTCCTATCTGATCGGCTTTAAGTGATATATCTTCCCACGTTGCGGTGCGATACCATAGAGAGACATTTACCGCCCTGACCTGATCATATACACCCGAAAATGCTTCGTAGGTCAGATACGGAAACTTGTCCTGTTCGTTGACAATTTCCTCATCTATGCTCGTGAATTCGTTGTATGCCGGAAGTCCGAACGATGACCAAAAATCATACTGCGCTTGCCATGTGTTCACAATTCACCTCACACGGGCAGGGTGTATTCTTCTGCCGTTACATTCCGCATATTCAGCGTGGCAGATGCAGGGGTTTTTAAATCATCCCCATCGGATGTCACCCGAAGAACTTTCCCATCAGATACACGTCTGAGTAAATCGTGATACTGAAGGTTGATGTTCTTTTTCGTGGTGATCGTGTAAAGGCTTGTCAGTCCTTGCACAACTCCGATTCGTGCTTCTGTTGATGCGTTATAGGCCACCGCCGCTTGAAAGGTAGCACCGTCTGCATACACAGTCTTGATACCGCCGTATCCGTCCGGCTGGGTCGTCTTGTCGATCATGACAAGCGTTTCCATAAATTCATCAAGCAAACTCATGGCAATTTCCTCCACGGGTTCAGACGTGGTGCGAAAGCACTTTGCCACGTTCCACCCTGACCATTTGCGGACGCACCGCCACCGCTTTTGCTGTAGCTGTAGCCGCCAAAAGATTCGGAGTTGTAGGGAGACATATTGACGGAATCATAGCCGCCATATTTGTCCTGCCACAGTTCGATTTCATCAGCCAGTGAAACAACAACGGGCGGTATAGCCATAGACCACACCGCCCCATGAAACTCCTCCGGCATCAGAGTGGACGGATATTTATGCACCCCGTCATTGAACAGGCTTCCTACAATCCTGTAATACTGTCCATCCTGTAATGACAACGCACCGCCCACAAGGCTTATATGTCCGTTATCATCAATGACGAATGAACCTATCCACTTGGCCTGATCTCTGTCAAACCAGTTGTGGAGATGCTGACAAATCTCGGTGAGCATATATCCGTTCCCCCTTTACTTCAAGAACTCGGACATAACATAGCCGCCGTCTTTGACAGCAAGCCAACCATCCGGCGCATTCGCCGTCTTGTCAACTTTGATCTTTTCCCCATACGGGAGAACCGCAAGGACTTTGCTTTCCTTGTTCGGTTTCTCCCGTAGGTTCAGACCATCTTTCCAGTTGACGGAGTATGTCACCCGTTCTGCCATCTTTTAGCCCGCCGGATAGGTGATAGTACCCTTCACAACGCCGCCAGCGTATTCCGCAAGAATCTGAATGCCATCCATGACAAGAGATTCGATCTGCGCACGTTCCTCATTCTGATAGCCGGACTTGATTCCGATGAAACCAGTCTCATCAGCGGTCAGGTTGAAGGCGTTTGCGATATCGCCGTTCATGGTCAGGTAGTACAGAATCAGATTCTGCTTTGCGGTAGCGATGAAAGTACCAGCGGTGATGCGAGAAGACATGATCACAGTACCGAGACCAAGGAAGTTCTCGATGTAGTTCATGCCGAATGCGGTCTGCATGGAAATCTGCGCACCGCCAAGATACTTGGCAACGTCAGCAGGGTTCACGAAATAGACAGACTCAGCGGTATCATCCTCAAAGGCTACCTGAAGTTTGCCCCATGCGTCAGCAAGGGCGGCCTGTAACCCCTGACCAGTTGCGGACACAGAGCCAGTGATAGTTCCGTTAAGGAAAGTAAACAGGTCAGCACGCACGCCGTTCTGTACCTGACGCATCAGGGCGGCATCGGTCTCATTGACTGCGGCATCATAGCCGGACTTCTTAATTGCTTCGGCAGATACGGCTTTTCTCCACTTCTTCAGAGTGATTTCACCGATAGGACTCTTGGTGGTCGCAAACTGAGACAGGGGAATGACTTCGCCTTCGGGAACTGCGCCACTCTGTAAAGTACCAGTGGTGGTGTAGTAATACATGGTAGTTCCTTCCATCATGGGAATGCGGCGAGAAATGCCAAGAACTTCCATCAGCTTTTCAAGGCTGTCGTGAGTAAACTGCTGAACAAAATCGACTTCTCTGACCTTCGCCATCTGCTGAATAGTAATCAGATTGGTTTCGGCGGTAGTGACTACATTAGCCATACTTTTTCTCCTTTGTTAAAATCCGAATAATTCATGGTTTTCGGCAATAGCCTTCTGACGTTCGCCACGATCTTTGATTGCAAAAATCTGCTCTTTTGTCATCTTGCTCTTGCCTGTGTTAGAAGGTGGGGTCGCTGTGGTAGCACCTTCTTTGGTTGTATGCTGGATATAATCAGACCATTCTTCTTTGATGCCCTTGAGAATATCCTTGCTGTTTTTGGCGTTGCCTTCGCCGTCAAGTTCCAAGGTACTCAGGTCAAAATACTTGATAGCCTTCTGCACGCCAGCTTCAGTCAGCCCGGCATCTTTGGCTATCTTTGCAAGCACATCTTTTTTCTGTGCCGCAACTTCCTTGTCCTGTACCTCTTTCTTGTAGTTGTCGTATTCCTGCTTCAGCTTGTCGTAAGCATCGTTTCCCTTCGATGTGGTTTCGACCTGTTCCTTCAGATCGGCTATTTCCTTCTTCAAACCGTCTACAGTTTCGACATGGGCTTCAATGATTTGATCTACCTTGTCCGCTTCAATTCCAAAAGCGGCTAAAAATTTGCGTGTCAACGCCATAACAATTCCCCCTGTTCTTCGGTGGTGTTTTCCCCGGTTCTTCGGGTAAAACAGAAAAAGAGCCGAAATGCAGTTATACTGCAAATCGGCTCTTGGCTCTATCCTTTGGCTCTTGGCTCTTTATCAGCAACCACAAGTGGAATGATTCTGCCGCATCCTCTGCACTTGACCGTTATCTTTCCGTTTTCGATGATAGCAATCAATTTGCCGCAGTCACAACGCACTTCGTTACTCTTTTTTTGTTTGCTCAATTCTACCACACCCCCACATAATCGTCAAGCGTTGATTATCTCAGCTGTTCCGTAGTTCCTGATCGGCTATGGCCTGATAGGTATCAAGGTTGTTCTGTATGGCATCACGCAGGAAGTGTATTCCCTTCATGCCACGTGTGATATGCACGTTTCCTTCATCGTCCTTGTACATCCATGGGGTCTGTCTGCCGCCTTCGATGTAGATTCCTGTTCCCAGTTCGTTATAGATGGCATATTCGTTGTTCGTCCCGACGTAGGTGGTTTCTGCGTCGATGTCTGATTCATGGGATATACTGTTTCTCAGGTTTCCAGTGTCCACACGCCCTTCTGACGTTATGATGTTGATTGCTTCGCCTTCTGCAATCTGCCCCCACGTTTCGAGAATACGGGCAATGATTTCATCTTTCGCCGTGATGATCTCGTCTGCGTGTGACTGCATTTCCACAGATACATTCGCCATTATCTGCCGCCCTCTTTCCAGTCCTTGTAACTCATTTCGCCCATCTTCGGGGAAGAGGTTACCGTATTGCCTTCAAATCCTTCTACCACGGAACGCATGGTGCAACGGCAGTTATAGACTTCGCCAGCATCAGCATACGGGTCACCCGGATACATGATCTCATCGCCGTATTCGGTTACCCAAGGCTCGTCAACGTCAACTCTGACCCCGTGTAAATCCCTGTGGGTGTGCCTTGTCCTATCATCAAGCGTTGCCACCCATTCACGCTTCATCTTGACACCCAGTTCCACGGCTTCTTTCATGCTGTCCTCTCGCCCTGCGTTCTGCGCTGAAGTCATCATGGTTCTTGCGTTTCTGACAGCGGCATCATAGTTCTTTTCCGTGACTTCTTCAAGACATCGTGCCATTTCCGGGATAGACTGCCCTTGTACTATCGCCTGTGTAACTACGGATTGCACTTGTTTTTTGTTCCATGCCACATCCTTGTTTTTCTTGATGCGCAGGGCGGTTTTCGAGCCGGGACGGGGGTCAGGTATCAGCTTCGGATTCTCACGCCACATCTTTTCAACCGCCTTGCGATTGTACAGGTCAAAGGAATATGTGAGTTTTCCCGTCTTCTGAATCTGAAATGTCTCAAAGTTCCGATTGAGTGCGTAAACCTCTGCCATGTGTCCATGTACCACGCTTTTCGCAATGTTGTTCACATTGGCGTAGTCCTCTGCGACAGTTTCAAGCAGGGATTCCCACCGCTTGCCCATCATGATATGACGGAATCGCCAGTCCTTGTAATCCTTTTCGGTGATCTTTCCAGCGTCGAGCAATTTCTTTTGTACTGCGTCCTGATCGGTGAACTGCTTCATGTAGGCGGCTAACTTTTCGGTCAGTGCGTCAGCCGCCTTGTAATATTCCTTTGCCAGTTCCCCTTCGATGGTCTCTATAACTTCGTCTGTTTCCCGGTGCGCTATGTCAACGGGAAATCTGATCTTCCTTGCCATAGCATCACCCCTTTATCAAACTTCCTCTGTCTGTTCTTCCGGCTGTCCCTGTGTCTGCTCCTGATTGTTTACAGACTGGGCGGCGGCAATCTGATCTTCTAACTGCTCAACCTTTGTCCTGTAGCTTTCGATCTCGTCAGCGTCCATCTGCGCAAGCATATCATCGGCAAGGTCACCGTCCCCAAAGATGGTCAGAATCTTTCTTGTTACATACTCAGGAGTGAGAGCCTGTGCGGCTTGCAGAACAGACGTGATTTCCTCACTTCTGTTGATGATTCGAGAGCGTGTCCATGTTGGTTCATCATCAATCCCCACAAGGTCAAGGATAGCATAGACAAATTCTCTGATTCTGTCCTCGAATTTGTTCGCCTTGCCGTTCATCGGCTCATACGATGCTTCAATCTGCGTGGCGGTGATAGCACCTGACGCAATCGCCTTCACATCAAGAGCCATGAAGTTGTCAAAGATCAGCGAGCGCAGAGTGTTCAGAAGTTCTTTGCGTCCGTTGTATGGTGCTTCTATGGTGTGCGATTCGGCGGTTGCCCCTTGCGATTCAACTACTGCGGCATGAACTGTCCTCATGTGGTCAAGGAATTTGGCAAGGTCTACATCATCCATGCCAGCGGCGTTCTGAATCGACCAATACAGATAGGACGCTTCGTCAATCGTGTTCGCAAAGCCGGACATGATCAAATCGTAACAGTCAATCCACTCCCTCATGCCGTCAAACTCTGAGCGATGGAACGAGTTTGCGAACATGGGAACGATGGGGAAAGACGGGTAGTTCTCCCCGTTGTAAATCTTTTCCCCGTCAGCTTCGCTATATGTGATGGTGTAAGTGTATGCCCGTTTCGGTGTGACGATATATCCGTTGTTCTGTTCGTCCTTATCACCGCCCCATGCATAATCCGTGTATCCATCCACCTCGTAGAAGGTAGCACGCAACGGGCGATTATCAGACAGTTGCCAAAATCTGACACCGACCATCAACGCCCCGTTTTCCTCATCATACAGAGGGGCGAAGTCCAAAAGCCCAAAGACATCAAGATGGTCAAGGTTAAAGAATCCGAATGACTGACCCTGCACCAGTGCCATTTCTCCGGCCTTCATAAGCTGGGAATCAAACTTGATGCGGTTCGTTCCCAATTTGTCCTTGGTGTCCTTCTTTCCCCATGTTGTACCGTTACCAAGGATATATTGGTTTTCCTGCGTGACAAGGTAGTTGAACAGATTCGTCCGCAGTTTGTAGTTTGCGGAAAAGTTATCCGGCACGGCCTGACCAGTCATGGTATACAGCAGTTTCTGATATTCCATGATTGTCACGTTCTGATGCTCGTAGTACGCTTCTGCCACTTTCGCAATTTTGTACTCAGCGGAATTTTTGTGGTCTTTGATGACAGCCCGGACAAAGTCCATCCGTTCTTTGTCTCCCTGTCCGATTTCAAGATAGTCCTGATACGTGATCATTGATATACTCCCCTTTTATCCGTATAACAAAGGCTTGTAGGTGCTTTCGCCCTTACGCCATAGTAACCGTGCAAGTGATGCGCAACTATCCGGGGCGTCGTCGTGTTCGGCTTTTTCGTTGTAGTCGCAAATCTGACTGATGTATTCCTCGTCCGTCCCGGCTACGAACTCCACGTCTGTCCAGATAGCTTTCAGGTAGGTGCTGATCTTGATATACTTGTTCATGTCCTCGTGGTACGGGTTCACCCTTTCACCACGACGCTTGAAATCCTTTGCAAGAAAGCCCTTGTCGCCGTTCGTTTCAAGGCTGATCTTCCCGGCATTGAAAGCCGCCCGAAATCTGCATATATCATCCATAACGTCGCTGACGGACTTCTGCCACATCTTTCCGAAGATGTAGTACTTTCCGTCATGCCGCCGCATGATGGTGAACGCCGTGTAATCGTCTCCTCCGTATGCCGCATCGACGTGGCAGATTCCCTGTTCCACAAGAGCCGGGTCTGCGTTCTTGACTGGCTCGGTGAACATCACGTCTTCGTCTGCTATGTGCTTCAGCAGGTAGTTGGCAGAAAACAAACTTTTGGTCATGTGTAACCGAGCATCTTCTACCTGCTCTGCTGTCATAAGCCCCGTCTGATAACAGTCGTACTTGGTCGGCGGCGGCATCAGCGAAAAAGCATCGTCCGGGTGCCACGGAGTCCCGGAATTGAATATCCTGCACCCATTTTCCCTATTCCTCAGGTTGTATGCTTCCTGATAAAACGCCTTTGTCCTCTCCCGTTCTGCCCGGCTTGCCCGGTCTTCCTTGTTTACAATATCGTCCGTAAAGATAATGTCGTAGTGTTTACCCGTGACGGACGACTTCGTCCCGAACCCGGTGAGCTGTGACGTACCCTTGATGTCACCCATCAGATTCGTCGTTAAGGCCACGGAATTGTCCTCAATGAGGAATATATCATCTTCCCAGATTGCGCCACTTAAAACAGCCGTTACGGGGCTTATAAGTATGTTCTTAACCTGCTTGATGATCTCCTTCACATCGTCGTCCGTCTTTCGGATGAAAGCAATCCTTTTTCCCGGCTGAAGAATCATCAGCTCCGCAAGGGCGATGGACACGCAAGTTGTCTTGTAGGACCCTCGGTGAGCCTGAAGGGTGTCGTCCTGCGTCCCCTGAATCATCCTTATCAGCCACCCGTTATGAATATCTGTAAGTAGGTCAAAGCCCAGCAGGTGTCCGTAGCCTACTGGGTTTTCCAAAAGAAATTTAATTGCCTGACTTCTGTCCATATTCTTCGACAAGGGCTTCCACCTTGTCCCGGATGTCCTGAGATATTTCTACCTTCGCCACCTTCTCCACGGGCTTTTCTCCGATGGTGTCACGCACAAGCTCAAAGGCACGGAGGTCGCCCTTGACCGCCTTTGCAATCACCGCCTGAGCAAGGGCTTCCGCTCCGTTCATGGTGTTGCCCTTCTTGTCCGTGTGGTCTGTAGTAAGCCATGCGTCAAAGATTTGAGCGAACGTTTTCCGCTTCTTGAGATTCTCTTGTCGTGCTCTCCTTGCTTTTTCCCGGTCTTCATCCGTGAATTTATACTCCGAAGGTCTCAGGTTCTGTTCGTTTGCCATCTTGCTCCCCCCTTTCTTTTTACTCCTCGGGCAGGGACTTGCGCCCTGCATAGGCGATCATACCATCGCCAAGAGAAAAAATCCCCCGCCCTCTCAGGCATCCGAGGAACATATTCAACAGCAGGCTGATGTTAAATTTTTTCCTGCTTTGAACTATCGATCTTTTTCGCTATGTACAGGAATGGCGTATCGAGTACAGCCACTATCGCTTCGATAATACTCGTACTCGCCGCTATAGTAAGGATTGTCATTCCATCGTAAATCCCCACGAACGCAAGCCAAATGAAACCGAAGTTTTCCAAACAATTACACAGAATTGTCGACACGTTATTTCTGAGCCATAACGCCTTTTCGCCCATCTTTTCCTTGATCTTGTTGAAGATGTAAACATCTGCCATGTTGGAGATAAAATACATCGCCGCCGATGCAAGACTAATTCTCAGGTTTAGCGAGAACAGCGTCTGCATAGCTCCGTCAGCATAATCAAATTCACTCGGCACGTAACGCAAGGCAATTTGAGTCGCCACGATCAGCACCACGTTCGAGCACAGTCCGATGTATACGGCTTTCTTTGCATCCTCCTTCGAATAGCACTCCGACAGAATGTCAGTTGCAAGGAATGTCGATGCAAACATAACCGTGCCGATTGCTGTACTCAGCCCCATGATCATTACGTTTTTCGCCGTGATGATGTTGGCAAGAACAGTGGCGATGGCTACCCACGAAATCACGCCAACTTTTTTGAATAAGGCATGAAAAGCAAGAAGCAATCCAAACACAGCAACAATCTCCACAAGTAACACAAGTTCGTTCATTCGTTCTTCTCCTCTGTTTTTTAGTGTAGGTTTATAGAGTTACTACAGGTGAGCTTCTGCCCACTTTTGAAACTTTATCCACTCGCAGTAGTTTATGAGTGCGACTTTTCTCGGGTCTGCCAATCTTTTACCCGGCGGAACTTGATACTTTTTTATGTCGCCATTCTCAAACTTGAACACGATACCGAACCTGTTCCCTGCAGTCCAAGCAGTAGAATCGACACTGTCGAAATGGTACTCCCGTAGTTTTTGTATCTTGGTATATCCAAGCCCATGAATCTTGGCGTTCCTTTTATGGGCTTGCGAAATAAACCAAGGGATGTATTGCTCTGCTTTTCCCCTCCATTCACCGCCAACGATGCCGCCAAGGGCAACGTATGGATATTCATCACAACATCTGATGAAATCTTCCTTCCCTCTTGTTGAGTGCCATACCGGGATTGGTTGCACTCCTGTCAGCCTTTCCAGTTTCCGACGATACTCTTTTACCTTCTCATATCCGACGCATACGTCAACGTCCAGCTCGAAGTATTTTTTCACCTTGTTTCGGTTTATGAATGCGGCATATCTCTCAACATATTCGTCAAAATCAACATTCTGCCCATTGTTCGTGAAAGAAGAGCCGCCCATAAACGTGAATGCCCCACTATCAAGAAGGAAGTCGCCATAATACGGGATCAGCCTTTCCGTGTCGGCATCCGCATAATAAAAAGATTCGAGGATGTAGGGTCTATGTTCCCTGATTATCGGGTCGTAACTCCCCCCATCCCTCCAAGGGGCGACCCCTGCCAAAAATTTTCATTTTTAGAGAGGATTTCCTGTAACTTTTCTTTCATGGGCGAAGCGTCGTGCAGTCCGTTTGTCCAATGCCTTCGCTCCCCCCCCCCGCCAAAAATTTTCATTGGCCAATGCCCTCGCAAATCCATCGCCTGAAATATCGTTGTCTGCCACCATTCTTTTATAGGCAGGCCCTATATTGCTATGCACCCCACCCGCAAGAAAAATCTTCATACCTCAAAGACAGCACCGCAGTACGGGCAAGTTATTTCTTCTTTTTTCGGCTCCTTCGGCTCTGCATCAGCAAACAGGCTCTGTACGTCCTCGTCGTCAAATCCTTCTGCGTCATCGAAACCGTATTCGCCCATGTCGTACTGTCCTGCCAGCCTTTCCAGTTCGCTCGCCAGAAGTTCCAGATCGAACCCTGTGTCCATCGTCAGCTTGTTATGAACGATTCTGTAGAGCCGCTTTTCTTCCTCGGTCAATCCATCGAGGAGAATCACCGGGACTGTTTCCATACCGAGTTCAGAGCAAGCGATCAGTCTGCCATGACCTTCCGCAATCTCCCCATTCTCGTATATTCCGATGGGGTCATTCATGCCGAACTCTTGGATGCTTTTCTTGATCTGCTCAATCTGTTCTGCCGGGTGCTTCTTTACATTTCCGGGGTATGCCTTTAGTTCGGATATCTGGCGATACTCAACTTTTAGTTTTCTCACAGTTCCACCTCCCTGCCGCAACATGGACAAGTCACAGTTCTCCGTCCTCCATCTTCGCTTCCTGCTCCCTCATTCATGAACGAATCGAACCCCTCGTCGTCAATGGTGGTGCTGAAATCGAGATCATAAGCAGACAGCCAGCTCTTGTCGATTCCGTCGAGTTCCATGTCCAACTGCATGAAATCGAAATTTGTATTCATGGTCAGTTTGTTATGCACAAGGGTGTAAGCCCTTCTCTGCTCGTCTGTCAGGCTATCCAATCTAATGATCGGAACTTCCGTAAAACCGAGTTCGGTGCAGGCAATCAGCCGTCCATGCCCCTCGATTATGACGTTATCTTTCCAGACTGCGATAGGGTCATTCATGCCGAACTGTTCGATGGATTTTTTGATCTGCTCCACCTGCTCAGCAGGATGAAGCTTCGCATTATTCTCGTAGGTTTTTAGTTCCTCTATCGGGATATACTCAATTTTCAGTTTCATTTCTTCTGTTTCCTCCTGAGGTTACAGCAGTCGTCCGGGTTGCTGTTGTAGTTGTATTTCCAGAAAAGATAAGCCTGATCCTCATCCTCGCAGACCGTCTTTTCTTTGAAACCTGTAATTCCCTTGATCAGCTCCTTCTTCCGTGCCAGCGGCAGATGTTCGTACCCGCCCTGCTTCACCGTGTAGGGTCTGTAGTCGATGTCGAACCACTTTTTGATCCAAGTGTTCAACCGTAGGAACTCGATGCATATCTTATCAATTCCAAGCCCGTTTAGACGCTCCAGATCAACGTATTCCGGGATGAACGGGCTAAGCCTGAGTGAAACATCATACCCGGCTTCCTGTAGCCTTAGAATCGCCCTTACACGCTCAGACGGCGGTGATGCTTTCTCATAGGTCTTCGCCAGATCGTCGTCCAGCGTTGTCACAGTCACCTGAATATGAGCCAAATCCTTGTCAAGAATAGCCATGTACTCCGGGTCTGCCACGATAGCGGACTTTGTTACGATCAGATATTCCATCTTCCTGCGGTTCAGCATTCTGATGGTCTTGTACGTCACCCGGTGGAGTTTTTCTATCGGCTGGAAGCAATCGGTCATGCCGCCCAGCCGCACAACTGTTCCCCTTGGAATCTTCTTCAGTTCCTTTTCGATCTTTGATATATCACCCACGGCAGGGGCTTGCGGATTCCAGAGCTTCCGAAAATCAAGAAGGGACTTGGCGTAGCAATAACTGCAATCATGCGAGCAACCGAGCCCGTATGTATCGAGCCGGGTCGGGTAGTTACATCTGTCACCCTCACCGCCGCCCGGTGTTTTTGCTTGACTTCCAAAATCCCTCATGTGTGATCTCCGTAGTAGAATGTTTTTCTGCATTTTACTATTTTTTTCTACTTTCCGCAAGTCCTTATTTCTAAAACGCCCCTCTAAGCCACGTAAATACGGTTTAAAGCCGTTTGAATATAAATCTAATAGGATTTATCATTATCCCATCTGACACGGCTTAAAACGCAAAATAAACGGCTTAGAAACAAAGACAAAAAAAGAAGCCGCTTTCTCGGCTTCTTCATAATACGTTCAGCAGTTTCTTCACCCGTCAGAAAGCCGCCGCCACTTGCGACAGCCTTGCGGTCAGATCGTAATACTGATCGCTTGTAATATCCTCGCACCCGTTCAGCTCTCTTTCCAGTGCGTTCAGCTCCACGTCAGTTGCCGTCTCAATGTCGATATCCTCGATAATTCTCAGGTAGATGTCGTAAATACTCATGTGTGATTTCCTTTCTCCCCGTCAGCCCGGTAGGTCAGGTGATTTGTTTAACAATAAGCAACAAGTTCAGGCCTTCCAGCCTCGATGCAAGCATTCTGCCGATGCAGAATTGCCATCTGCGAAAGTTCCTTTGCTTCTTTCAAGTCTTCGTAAGGAAGCCACGCAACAGGAAGTTCCAAGCAGAAGTATTTCTCTGCTTTTTCTTTCATATCCCAAAGCCTGTCGTACTCAGCTTCGTTGTACTCGATCTCGCCCATTTCCATGTCATGCATACGATTGAAGCAGATGTCGTTGATGAGTTGGAAATTGTGCTGATTTTTCATCGTGCTGAAAGGGTACAGCTTTTTGCAAGAAAGAACTTTGATTCCCTTTTCTTTGCAATGTTTTAACTGTTCATCCTTCTTTTCTTTTGATCGAGGATAGCACTTCTTTGTCTGTCCGTCTTTGATGCTGATATAGGTGATTTCGAATCTTTCTTCTTTCTGATAGTAGTTATACATCTGTGTGATCTCCTTGTTTCTTATTTTTTTGTCTTACTTAACGGTCAATAGTATGATACCATATTATATATAATATGTCAATCAATATTTCTAAAAATTTCTATTTTTTCTAAAAAAATAAGCCGCCCACCCGGACGGCTGTGTTTTTCCTATCTTCCCGTGCTTCCGAACCCATCTGCACCCCTGTCGGTCTCGGTGAACTCCTGCAGGTCGTTCACCGCTTCGATTTCCGGGACGCAGTACAGAAGAATGACAAGCTGGCTGATCTTGTCTCCCCTGCGGATGTACCTGAACTGCGACCCATGGTTGTACAGCTTGACCCGGATGCTCCCGTTGTACCCCTCGTCGATCAGCCCGGTGGACGTAATGTCCATCTTGACGTTCAGCCCGGACTTGCTGACCAGAAGTCCGCAGGTTCGTTCCGGGAGTTCCACGTGCACCCCGGTGTCGAAGACTTCACTCATGCCGGGGTAGATGTATTTTCCCTCCCGGCTGTACAGATCAAGCCCTGCGTCCGTTTCGTGTGCCCTCGTAGGCATTATCGCCCCGTCGTCAAGATAAATCTTCATTCTGCTTTTCTCCTGTTCTCTATCGCTCTCTGATATTCCTTCTCAGGTATGCACACTTCCTGCACCTCTCTCGCAACGGAACAGTGTTCGTATTCCAAGATATTCCGTGCGATTTTCGCATCGTTCTCCGTCTCAAAGATCAGCCCAGTGCCGTAGTTTGCTATATGCACACCCACAAGCCCGTGCATCGCCTTGATTGCTTCCGAGTTTCTAACCGCATCGGCATCTGACGTGATAAAGCCCCAACACTTGACCTCGCCATCTTTCTTCTGCATCATTCCTTTCCTCCTATCTCCGAGCAAGTGATCTCGATGCCCGGTTCTTCGCCCCACTGCTTCACCGTGACCTCGTAGCAGACCTGAGAATCATCTTTCCAATATCCAGCCTTGGTCATGCAGTCTTTGAACAGCTTCAGAAGGTTGTCCGTATCCGGCTTGGTGGTCTTGTACTCACCCGACTTGTGCTTGCCCCTGACCCGAAACGTCCAAGTGGTTTTCAGGAATACAGCCCCCTCCATCGGTTCAGCAGGTTTGTTTTGGAAAAGATACCATAGGAAGGTCTGTTTCGCTCTTTTCACATCAGTTTTTTCGTAGAAATACGGCTTTCCCCTGACGATCTTCAGTCCTTTTTCCTGTGCCGTAACTGTAGGCGGCTCGATGTTGATTTTGAAGTTCATATCCACCTCAGTTGAGCGATTTCCATACCCCTTCTTCGGGGTCATAGATTGATATTCCATAAATGTCGTACTTCAGCATATTCCCGTGTTCGTCCCGGATAATGACCTGACCATCGTCAGGACGTTCAAGCCACGGCGGGTTGATCTCCACCTCGTCCCCGTGATACGGGTCATTTGCTTTCATGAGTGCGGTAAGAAACATACCGCCAGTGAATCCAAAAAAGAATACAACGATAAGCCAGTACCATGCGACCATCAGTCCTGTTCCTCCATATACACGAGTAATATTGCCAAGTCCACCCACAGCAACGCCCCTGCTATCCAAAGCAGATAGTGGGCTGTTGAGAATGCCGAGAAGTCAATCACTCGATTTCCTCCGTCCAGTATTCCCTTGCACAGTCCGTGCAACTTTGCGTTTCGTTACAATTAACTTTATAAGACGGCTCTACGTATTTAGGGCATATATCGCAAAACCCGTCGTGCACATCTGCGTTCGGGAAAACTTCAAGAAACTTGTCCATCCTTGTCTTTTTCAGATGTTCCTTTTTCAGATGTTCCTTTGCCCATTTTTCGACAATTTCAACCATCTGCTCGGCTTTTTGGCAATCATTCTGACAAACCCCAATAGCCTCGCAAGATGAACAATACTTATTGCTATCACACATTTTGTAAAAAGCCCTTAGATATTCAACTGCGTCCATCTTCTTTTCCTTCCTTGTACGGCTCAGGCAACGGCATCCATGCAATGCACTCAATGGCTTCGTCAAATTCTTCGGAATCATATCGACCATATTCTGCAAGCATGTCTTCCGTAGTACTTGAGTACCAGTACCATTTACCATTCTTGTAACAAGCAGTTCCCGTGTAGTGTTTCCCGACAATGTACTGATAGTACGATTTAGGGTCTGTATTCTTCCATGTGACAATCACAGGTCTTATGTCTT